GCAGTACTACCATAACCATTTACACCACTAGTAAATCCATTTCCGTTGAATGTTCCTCGTGTGATATTACTTGCGTTCAAATTATCAACATTGATGTATTGTGCATTTATTGTTCCACCGTTGATTTTGTCCGCACTCAGACTGCTTATTTTTGCACTTGTAATCGCTGCATCTTGTATTTCAGCTGTACCTATTGCTCCGTATCCGATTTTTGCATTTGTAATCGAAGCATCTTTGATTTTCGCACTTGTAATTGCACCGTCTTTGATTTCAGCACTGTCGATAGCACCATATCCAATTTTTGCGTTAGTTATAGCTCCATTTTCAATCTTTGCATTTGTGATAGCTCCATCTTGAATTTCAGCTTTTCCGATAGCACCTGTTCCGATTTTTGCGTTAGTGATTGAGCCGTTTGCAATTTTTGCATTCGTGATTTCTCCGTCCTCAATCTTCGTTCTGTCAATTGCAGCACTTGCTATCTTTGCGTTTGTGATTTCTCCGTCTTTGATTTTTGCTCTGTCTATCGCACTGTTTGCAATCTTTATGTTTGTTACAGCACCATTATCGATTTTTGCATTTGTAATCGCAGCGTTTTGTATGTGGACTCCTCGTACTGCATTTTGTGCGATTTTATCGCCGTCGATTGCATCATCTTGTATTTTTGAATTGCTTATAGCTCCATTCTGAATCTTTGAATTACTTACCGCATTGTCTTGCAACTTTGTATTGTCGACTGCACCATATCCGATTTTTGTATTCGATACCGCACCGTCTTTGATTTTGTTATTCGTGATTGCTCCATCTTTGATTTTTCCCTCAGACACTGTGCCACTTATGATTTTTTCACCGTCAATTTCATCAATACTTGTACCGTCTACAATACTTCTTCCGTCAACAGACTTGATAATATCGCCGAAATTGAACTCTCCTGTATCCAGATTCAGAAAACTTTTTGCGTTTTTGTCTTGTAGTATTCCTGTACGGACTAGGTTGGCGTTGAGTGTTCCAGAGTTTATCACGTCTGCAACAATACCCTCTCCAGTCGCCCACGTAGTCCAATCAAAAGTTCCGTCTGCACGTTTTCGATTTGATATAGCGACTTTTCCTGCACCTATCCAAATCCCTTTTGTTGGATTCTTGTCGATTGGTCTGTTGAATGTGTACAGACCTGGAGCAAGGTTATACTTGTTTCCACGCTTTAAATCGTATTTATACGCATCATCGTCAAACATCGACTTTTCTAGTTCATTTCTCATTTGCCCTAGATTAATCGTCATCGACGTCTGCACTTCATCTTTCAGATTATCAATCTTCGACTCAATCAACTTCCCATAATCGACTTTTGCAATACTCAAATTATCGCCAAGTGTAACCTCTGAATTTTCTCTAGTTATCAGATTTCTTTTTATCTTGAACACTCTCGAACGATACTGCACATCTATATCTTTTCTAATTATGATTATAGAATCTCCAAGCTCCACTTCTCCGCTATCTCCAATCGTTGTTGATAGCTGCACCTTTGGTCTGCAGTTTTCAACCAACGTTTCATAAGCTTTTTGGATTAGTATGTTAGGGTCTTCGATTTCATCAAACACAACAATTTTATATCGTGCTTTTCCATCTGAAAATCCGTGTTGTAGTGTCATTTCAGGAATTTCTAAATAATCTTTTCCTTTAGCTTTATTGAGTGGATTTCCCTTTGATTTGCTCCACTCAATATCCGTTATCTGTATTCTTCTACCAAAACCGCCTGTCGCGTTTCCGTCTTCGTCGTATTTTTCCTCGCCCTTACCACGTGGAACAATTGCCGTGAATACATTTTGTCTATCTATTTCCTTGTCTACATTTATGGCTTTATGTCCGTAAACATATCTATTGTGCGTTACTTTTCCTCTTTTTTCGTAAACGTCCACATATCTTTTCGTTATTTTGTTTTCTGAAAATACCAGTCTGAAACCAAGCTCAACCTGAAAACTTTCAATAAGTTTTGTCAATGCCTCAGCTCTAGTATTATCGTATAACATCAAATTAGCGTTTTTGTTTGTCAGTACTTTTCCGATTTCCCATCTACTGCCATTAAGCACCTTGCCTAACGCAGTCGATACCGATGCATTTGTCAGCCTTTCTTCTCTGATATATCCGTAAAACATCATTTCATCATACACAACGTGTACAGCTGTTATTGATATTCCCTCTTCTGCAGTCTTTATGCTTACGATTTTATACAGTTGAAACGCTGTGTCGTCTGTTTGGTCTTTGTGCCCGATGTAAATCGCATCTTTTAACTTTTCAAACATATCCATTTCCACGACAACGTCCAATGTCATCGTCTCTGATAATCCCTCAGTTTGTTCCGCCGATATTACACTATTTTTGTATATTGTGTCTGTTAGTTTTTCGCTTGCATTAAATAGATAAAACACCTACAGCACCTTCTCCCTAAAATACACCTCGGTATTTTTGTATGAATTTGAGTACAGTTCATCTTTGTAATTTACTGCAAAGTCCTCAAAATCAGAAAATATATCTAATTTATCTATCAAATTCTTACCGCTTGTATCTCTTACTTCTCCGTTTTTTATATCAAGTATGACGTCTATAACCTCGTGATTTGGATTATTAATCTTGATAAAATTTCCAGAAGTGATATTTTTAATCATCAAATTATCCATATCTTTAGAAATAAACGCCTTTATTTTTTCTACGTCTGATTCATACTTGCCGATGTAATTAAATTCTTTTTGAGTTCTTGGCTCAATAATAAATTTTTTTAGCGTCTTTCTGTACTTGTATGGATCTATACACTCAAACGTGAAATTTGATATAAAATTAAATTTATTTGCTTCTAACTCATTAAAATTAGATAACGTGCCGATATAATAAAAGTCTCCATCGTCACTAAAAGAAATCTGCACCTGCTCACGATTTGCGTAATATATCAAATCATTAAATCGTCTCAGTATTTCCTGCTCCGTCTCGCACTCCATTAAATACTCAATCGTTAGTGTTCTAGACGGCAACGAAGAAAAACCGAACTTGTTAGTCTGCACTGCTTTTCTTCTACCTCTAACCGATGTTTTATTATTGATTTTGCTTATTTGATAGTTAGACGTACTCACATTCCTGCCGATAACTTCTCTACCGTACACATTTAAAGTCGTATACCCTGGAACAACTCTGTCCAGATTAGTTCCATCAATAAAAACATCGATTATGTTTTCACGCTCAGGTGCTGTCTCATTGATATCTACAAATTTATATATTTTTTTCACACCATCACCTATATCCTATACTCGCTCAGTCTAATTACTTCATCTTGTCTTTGTGTTATATCGTCCACAAACGCTTTAAAAGTCTTGTCAAACATCTTAAAAGTAATCTCGACTGGCTGTTTTGCTGTTGTGTCATTTTTCAATGTATGCGTAAAATTAGCATTACCTGAGACATCACCAAAACTACTGTTGAACTCACTAGACGACTTATTAAAAGTGCTAATCATATCGTCCGCCATACTCTCAACCGCTTGTAACGGTTTTTTGCTTGTGTTTTCAATACCTATCGCAGCTCCTAGCATTGTATTAATACCTATATCTTTAAATACTCTAGATGGTGAGTGAATACCCAACAGCCTTTTAGCTCCGTTGATTGCGTTGCTTACAGCACCAGTAACGGCTGATATTAATCTATGAGCTGCTCTTTTAACGCCGTTCACAAAACCACTAATTAAGTTAGAACCAACAGACGCCGCACTTGAAATAAATCTTTTCGCACTGTTTACCGCGTTTTGAAATGCTTGACCTACAGTTCTTGGAAGTTGCGTAATCCTAGTTTTTACTGTACTCAACATATTTGATATGGCGTTTATTACATTGCTTTTCATTTCATTAAACTTATTTACCGCCGATGTTTTCGCGTTTTGTACCGCATTTACAATAGTAGTTTTTATATTGTTAAAAATATTTGATGCAGTCGCTTTAATGCTATTCCAAATCTGCGACACATGACTTTTAAAAGTTTCCCATAACTGTTTTCCGATTTTTACGGCTATTTCAATGTGATTTTTTATTACTTGCTTTATACCTTCCCAAATTTGAGATGCAGCCTGCTTTATCTTCTCCCAAATTTGTTTCAACGAACTTTTAGCACCTTCCCAGTCTCCAGTTAATGTTTGTAAAAGAATCAGTATTGGTGTAATTATCACTATTTTAATCATTTCCCATACGCCTTTTGCGATGCTTTTTATTCCGTCCCAAATTCCTTTTAGATTATCCTTGACTGAATTCCACATGTTCATAATCCATCCCTTGAATCCGTTCCATACCTCTTTTACACTATCCCAGATGTTAGTTGCACCTGATTTTATAGATTCCCACAAATTTGAGAAGAACTCTTTCATTGTTTCCCATGCGTTTTTAACCCAATCAGTAAACGCCTGCCATTTATCTTTTACTGCTTCCCATAAGTTTGATGCCGTTTCTTTGATGGCTTGCCAAGTTTCTGAGAAGAAGTCTTTTACGGCGTTCCAGATGTTTATTACAGCATTTCTGAAATCTTCGTTTGTATTCCACAAATACACAATTACACCGATAACCGCCGCAATTGCCACAACAACTAATCCCACTGGAGAAGTTAAAAATCCGAACGCCTTACCTAATATTTCAAGTCCGCCTTTTAAATTTCCGACAAATTCAAAAATGTCCGTCAAGTGCTTCAAGAATCCACCAAGTACAAATACCACAGGACCAATCGCAGCTGCAAATATACCAAGTTTCACAATCATATCTTGTGTTGCAGGGTCTAGTTGATTAAACCAGTCTACCCATTCTTTTATTTTTTGAACAACATCACGAATAAAAGGTCTCAGTCTTTCACCAATCGCAATCGCAGCTCCTTCAACCGCTGATTGTAAAAGAACTAAGTCTCCATGTAAATTGTCGTTCATGATTTTTGCCATCTCGTCAGCAGACCCACTCGAATTTTGTATAGCAGTCGTCAACTTGTTATAGTCTTCTTCACTAGCGTTAATAATCCCAAGCATTCCACTCATCGCACGTTGTCCGAATATCATACTTGCGATTTCTGCTTGTTGTGAGCCGTCTAGTCCTTTAAAACTATCTCTTAAAATATCTATCGTTTCATGCAGTGATTTTCCTCTAAAATCATCAGCACTCAACCCGATTAGTTCAAGTCCTTTGTTTACCTCTTTTGTTGGCTTTACTAACCTTGTGAACGCAGACCTTAATGATGTACCAGCTTGTGAACCTTTGATACCTGCATTTGCCATTAATCCTACAGCAACTGCCGTGTCTTCGATTGAATATCCCAACGCACCTGCCACTGGAGCGGCGTATTTGAACGTTTCGCCCATCAATCCAACATTGGTGTTTGAGTTAGTCGCAGCAGCAGCTAACACGTCACTAAATCTTGCGGCGTCCGTCGCTTTTAATCCAAACGCCGTTAGTGAATCCGTTACGATATCTGATACAGTGCCCAAGTTTTCACCACTCGCAGCCGCTAAATTCATTATTGGTGGAAGTCCTGCAATCATTTGGTCAGTCTTCCAACCTGCCATACCCATATACTTTAATGCTTCTGCAGAATCAATCGCCGTGAATTTTGTTGTAGCTCCCATTTTTTTTGCTATGTCTTCAAGCTTTTTAAAATCTCCGCCAGTCGCACCTGATATCGCCTTAACTTGACTCATCGCCGCTTCAAATTCTGATGCAGTCTTTACACTTTTAATGCCAACGCCAACAAGTGGAGCGGTAACTCCCAATGTCAATGCTTTTCCGATACTTTGCAACGATTCTCCCATCATCTGGCTGTTGCTAACTGTTAAGCCTTTTAATTTGTTTGTCTCTCCGTAAACTTGTTTCAGTGCGTTTTGATATTTAGATATATTGGCAGATATAACCGCAACAACGCTAAAACTATCCATCTTCCACCTCCTTATCTGTTATTTAATTCTGCGATTTTAGACAATGCCTTTCTGTTAAATCTTTCTGTCTTATCGCTTTTATTACCTTTTAAATCTTCCAACGTCTGTTCATAATCGAATAAATCTTTAAACTCAGTAACCACGTATCTTCCATTCTTTCTAGTCAAATTCACTTGTCGATTTTGCCAAGCTGAGAACGATTCAAGGTACATACAATCCACAATATTTTTTCTATGAGCTTCAACCAAAACTTCCAGTTCCCTAGGTCTTGTGTCCTCAATTTCTCTGATACTCATGGACGGGTACATTCTTTTAATCTCGATTATTATTTCTTTGTATGTTTTTTGTTCGCTTGTTCTTCCTGAACGTCCTCTATTCTCTTGGTCAAGTCCGCCACCGACTTTCTCGTAAGTGGTTGCTTTTTTAACTCATCAATTAATTCCTCGCACAATTCTTCTAATTTGTCGTCCTCTGCGACTTTTACGATGTAATCTTCTATTACATCGTCTTTTACATCTTTGTTGATTAAACACGCTTTAATTGCGTTAAAAATGCCAACAACATTTTTCATAGCTATTTGTTGATACACCACACCAACACCAAATCCAAACTTAACTCCACTCGCTTCTACATAATACTCACGATCCAAGAAATCTATTCCTGCAATACTGAAATACAAGCTATAATCTTTATTATTTAACGTAATTACCATTAATTTCTCCTTTTACTTTAAAAAAATAAGGATAAGCAACTAATGCCTATCCTCTTATTCTGCCTTTTTTGTTGTATCTTCAAACGCATATGCAACGGCTTCTAATTGCTCATTAGTGAACGTCGCTTCGCCTTTTTGTCTTGTGAAATCAGTCTTAAAAGTTCCGCTAATTTCCAACAAATCTTCGTTACCACTTTTCGCTGTGATTTCTGTTAGTGTACCTTGACGATAAACTGCAGGGTATTTTTGTTTCTTCTTGAAACTTCCATCTTCATCTGTCAAGTTCAATTCCCACAACTCCATTTTTTCGCCTGTTTGCATAGCTTCTTCCAAATAATCGTATATAGAATCTTTGCTATCAACAAACGTTGTAAATGATATTTCTTCTTCTGTTGATGAAGATGTGTTGATAGTCGCGAATTTTGTTTTTGAACTGTCGCTATCAGCCGACAATTTAACCTCGTGTTCTGTTTCATATATCATCAACTTTGCGTTTTCTTCTTTTTGTTTTGATAACTTTCTCCACAATAAAACGACGTCTTTACCTTTTACTGCTCCCATTTATTCCTCCTATAAAAAGCTAAAATCCAACTCCAATATTCCGTGGAGTAACATCTTATCTGTGCTGTTGTCTCCCACTATTTGAATATTAGAATCATTTAAAGAAAATCTATATCCGTTTTCTTTTTTTGTCTCTTTGATACGTTGCAGACACTTATTTATCAACTCCGAAAAACTCCCTCTTTTAGTGTACTCATCACTATAAAAGTGAATTCTCATTGTTACTGCTGCTCCGTATCCCCATTTTGTCCTTATGTCATTTGAAAAACACTCGCCAATGTAAATAATAGGATACTCAACTCCCAAACCTGGGAGATACTCGTATATATATTTTTGGTCTACAATCTCAGCTAATGTCTTTCGTGTAAATTTGATTATGTCATTAATTGGTGATTTCATTTTTTGAATAACTTGTTTGTTCTTTCTACGAATTCCTTAGTCGCCTTGTCATACGCAGGTCGTACATACGGCTGAGCATTCATCTTTCTAGTTCCATACTCCACATACCCTGCATAACTCGCCGTAGGTTCTATTTTTGCCGTTAATCCAAGGTCTTTGATTGTGATAAAAATACTTCTCTTCAAAAATCCTGTATCGACTGGCACACGCCTTTGTTCTTCAATATGACACATCGACCCACAATGTTTTACAATTTTGGTCATTTCCGTTTGTGCCAATTTTGGAGCTTGTTTAAAGTAATTCATCAACTCATTTAATCCTTTAAATTCAATACTAGCCATTATCAACACTCCCATAAATTGCAACATCGTCTCTGTATGTTTGAATAGATTTGATTTTGTACAGCTTATTTTTGTATTTAACTAAGTTGAAATCAAAATCGATGCCGTTTTTCATTCTGAATACTTTTGTATCAGTTTCTATATCTCCAAATAAAAGTTTTTTATTCTCAGCCGATACACCACTCACACACGCCATCTTTTCTACTACCTCAACATATTTGTTCGTTGTGTCTCCCGTGTCGTAATCATACTCCGATTTCGATTTTATAAGCTTAATTGACTTATCATACCTCATAAAAACCTCACGACCTTATCGCTGTAATATTCGTCCTCGTCGTCTTCCTTTAAAAATCTGTCAATATCGTCTAAATACTCATCAAAATCTTTCGCGAAGTATGTCGCAGAATGACCCTCAACGGATTCACTCTGCATTCCCTCGCTACCAACTCTATTAAACCTTTTGATGCTAACTTCAATTACAATATAGTTCAGCTTTTCTGGTATTTCTCCATACTTTTTAGGTAAATAGCTTTTTAACCTTTCTTCCACCAACTCAACTATGTTTTTGATTAGCTCTTTTTGAGTATCTGTAATATTTTTATCTGGAAAAACTAAAGAACAAACTCTTTCCAAATTTCCCATTTTATTTCACTACGCAGCTGGAGTCGCTGTAGGTGCTTTTGGTGCTTCAATAGTTACTTTGATTACTCCGTCTAATCTTTCAGCAAATAACGCAATTGCAGATAATGTTACTGTTTCCGCTGTCAATCTTTGAATATTTACATCTTTTGTTACACCGATTACGCCTGTTGAATCTGTAACGAAATCAAACGCCTTATTGATTTCTCCGCCTGACACTTGTGCGTATGCTAAACATAAGTTGTCAGATGCTGTTGCATATAATGTTCCTTTTTTCACTGATGTCGTGATAATTGCAATATCAGCTCCCAAGAAGTTTTGAACGTAATTCAATCCAAATTCTTTTTGAATTGTAATATTAGCTGATGCTAAGTAGTCCGCACAATCTAACGGATTCACAAACACAATAGTGTTTACTCCGTCATCTTCAAATATAGTTTGAACTGAGCCCCAACCTTGAGCAATCGCTCCTTGTAGTCCTGTTCCTTTTGTTTTTCCTTTTGCTGTATCTAATTGTGCAAAGAATTTTGTTCTGATATCTTTTTGTAATTCCTTAACCAACTCAGCATCAGTCATACTAACAGCTCTTTCGAATCCAAACTTTTGGATATCTTCCGCAGATACTGCCTTTCTATGCTTGTTAAAAGCTAATTCAATTGGGTCTGCTTCTACCATCTCAACCTTTGATAAAGGAATTAAATCTCCTTTTTCAACATTTCCATCTTGCAATGTTACCTTTGATTTGTATGTTTTGATTACTGAGCCTACAGGCATTGGTAACTTTCTTTCAATGCCTAACATTTGTTGTAATGTTGTCATCTTCTTTCCAAATACTTCTGCAAAATCAATTGATTGTGCTTTTACTAATGTTTCAGTTAAGTTTTCTAGTTTTGCCATTTTTTAATACTCCTTATCTAAATAGTTCCATATTTGCAGCAATTAGTTTTCTACGTTCAACTGGGTCTTTTACCTCGAATATGTCTTTTTTACTTAAGGTCTTATTATTTGACATTCTCTTTGGTGGAGTTGATTTCAATCTTTCGTTGACCTCTTTTTCCACCGCTGCGTTAAAGTTTTCAATAAAAGCGTTGATGTTTTCTTTTGTTTTGTCTGCATCTTCTGTAATTATTGATGAAATCAAATCATCTGAGACACTGACATTATTTTCTTGTAACATCTTTCTTGATACGCTTATCATTTCGCTTTTTGTCTTTTCACTTCTCAGCTTTCGCAGTTCTTCTTCTAATTGCTTTCTTTCGTACTCCGCCTTTTCAGCTTCGTCCATCTGTGCAAGTTTTTGAGCTTCTGAAATTTTCTTTTCTTGTTCCAACTTCCACTTTTTAAACTTGCTGTTAATAATTTGATTAACATCTTCGTCCGTGTATTTCTTTTCTGACTGCTCTTTTTTTACATCTTCATCTTTTTTCGTTTCTTTTTCAGTCGATTCATTTACACTTTGTTTTGTTTCATCAATTATTTCTTTGTTTTCTTCCATTTTTTTCCTCCATAATTTAAAGTTCTAATGCTTAACTATATTTTCCCTAGTTTTAACGTCCACAAGGCTTAGACAATAAAAAAACATCATGTATTTCTACACAATGTTTGATTTATATTATTAATTTGTCACACTAAAAAAGCACCTCTAACATTTATCTTGTTAGTGTGCTTTTAGTATTCGGCTATTTTATCTAAGATATTTTCAGCTAACTTTCCGTCTTTTGTTATTTTGTAATCTTTGTCAAATCCATTAATTTGTAAAAAATTAGAAACAACGTCTTCCATTTCAAATATATCACTATCATTTAAATTAAAATTCTTTTTCCAATTCAACTTTTTTAAAAATTTCATTTCTTCATCTGTAAACATCATTTCCCACCTTTCTCAAATTTTTTCCTCAACCTTGAACTCGTTCTCCAAGATGTTATCTCTTTGTTTGTATCTGGATTGATAACAACAGTCGCATTTTTACCAACGTATTTTCGACTCGGTCTTCCATTTTTATCAATTTCCAAATCTCCTACATACAAAGGTTCGTTTAGTGCGTCAGATACATCATCATCTGACACATTTCTTTCTTCTCTTCTTTTTTCTGCGTGTTCAGTCTTTTCTATTTCATCTATATTATACCCTGAATCTTGTTCTTCGTCAATGTTATAATACGCAGCAATCGAACACCTACAAAACGGATGCATAGGTGGCAATTCATCGCCGATGTCTGAATTTTCTATATCGAAAACGTGGTTATTAAATGGTGCACATATATGACACGCTCCAGGTTCCGCAATCCACATATACTTTTCATATCCGCTTTTTCTCATCAAATTCAAGCCTGTGTTTACCTGCACTCTTGCAGACTCCGTCACAGCTAACCTAAACGCATTGTAGAACGCATTTTGTCTTCCTGTGTCGTCCATTTCTTCGCTTAAATTTTCTTCAAGCTTTCTTGCCCACGTTCTTGGATTATCCCCCAATAACATTGAATTGTGGATTCCTGATTGCAAGTTACCTCTCATCTTATATCCATTAGCCCAAATTCTGTCGCTGAAATTAGCCGATTTGAAATCTCCGTTTATAATTGCATCTGAGTTTCTGATAAAATCCTCATAAAAGTCTGGGTCTAATCCTAATATTCCTGCTTGTCTTCTAGTTTCTTCTATCAAATCTTCTTTCAATCTTCCGTACAGCATATCAGTTTCTTTTCCCGATAATCTCATCTGTTCAATCAATATTTCGTGCTTCATCAGCTCTAACCTTGACATTCTCATCTTCAAGTTATACAACTTTAATTCATCGTTAGCTCTCTTTGAAAAATCCTTGTTTTTCACATACTCCTTAACACGATTCACAAACTTTTCTACATCAGTTTTATCCGCTAACTTCATCGCTTCATCAATTGTTATACCCTCAGATTTTGCGTATCGAATATACAGTCTTTCTAATCTTCGTTGTATTTCGTCCTGCGTTGAGTTGTACATCTTTTGTAATTCTGCACGATACTTTTTATCGTCTGTAATCTTATTCTTGATATGTTCCAACTCACGCTTTTTGATGTACTCTCGATGTTGTTTTAAGTATTTTTCTCTACTATTCATCTTCGCTTCTCATATCGTCATACGTTATTACTGGCTGTGATTCTTCTTTCATTTTTTCAAGCTCAGCCTTGACGTCTGGAATAATCGACAAGTTATTCAGCATAGTTTCCTCACTCACTAAATTCTTCAAATTCAATCCGATTTGACTTTCTTCTAGTATGTTTGATGGCACATTTCGTGTGAATTTGAACTCAATATCTTTCAAATCATCTTGCTTAATTTTGCTATTTGCCACATTGCTTATAATTCTATATCTTGTATATAGTGATTTTTGGAACTTACGCTCTTTTGTTATTGCTAAATTACTCATAGATAACAGCTTATATTTCAAGGCAATTCCTGAGCTTGTACCGAAATTCTCGTCGTTTATGTTTGCCACCATCGATAACGCAAATATCTGCTTTTCAAGTCTGTTGATTAAGTTCTCTTGCGTTTCATCTGCGTTTGGTTTGTTCATAAATTCAACGATTAGCTTATCCGTCGTCGCACCTGCAAGGTTAATGATTCTATTAGATTTAATCATTCTTAAATCCTCATCTTTCAACCTTGCGCCCAATATCTTCAAATAAGCGTCCGCGAAATAATCTACATCATTAGCTTTTTCACTCATCGCTTTATTATATGCATTAATCAACGACTCAACATTTTCAAACGCTCCTTGTCTTTCTTCATTCTCAATGTATTCAATAATTGGTACAACGTGAAACTGATTAGCTTCTTCTTCAGTGAATACCAGCTCTCCATCTTCGTTTGTTTCAAAATATCTGATGTAGTTTTCATCTGATATTGAGCCACTTATCTTTTCGTCTTTTATCTGATATCGAACCCCAAACATCACATCTTCCGTGATTGAATCGTCGCGGATAACAAAACATTGACGTGGATCTACAGCCGTTGAATTTACCATCGCATTATTATCCAGAAATAACAATTCAAACGCATGTCCGTAAATACTACACATCTTCGATATCTCAGCGTTAACATCATCAATCGAATTGTACGCTCTGAACATATTGATATTATCGCTTACGCTGTCGTTTATATGCGTAACCTTTACTGGAATACCAATAAAAAAGCCATTAAATGTGTCAACGATGTATTTTGCGTAATTGAACACAAGTCTGTTATCAGGCTTAAATTCTGGTTTACTATCCTGATACAAAATATCGTGTAAGCCAATGTACATATCGTGTAGTTTTTGATACCTCACGCATAAGCTCTTATGTTTGTTTATAAACTCTAATAAAATCTCCTCATTCATTTCTTTTTCTTTATCTAAATAAAAAGTTTTATCTAAATACTCAATCATTTTAAATTCCTTCCTCGAATAAGTTTACACTCACACTATCTACTTCGTGACTGTATAACGCATATCTTAACGCGTCTAGTACGTCATCATATAGCTTTATAGTGTCTCCTGTATCCTTATTCCAAATATAGCTATATATTTCCTCTCTAAACCTCTTAGCACTACTGCAAATATACAAGTTATCCATCTTGAATTGTTTCGCCACAAACTCAATACCTGCCATTCTTTCTTTGCTCGCGTTTCTTGCATCAATTCCGCATTCTATAAACTTCTGAATATACTCAGGTCTTGCAGTATCGCAGAAATAAGGAATATCTCCGTATCTTTCGTTGATATCTATTGCGATGTTTTCCCAGTAGTCGATGTCTTTTAAAGTCTCCGCATGTTCTTCTAACATGTAATACTTACCATCATACCCTTTGCCTACCACTACAATCGCACCATAGTGCTTATATCCCCAGTCAACACCGCAAAAGGTACATTGATATGCCTTTTGTGTTTTCGACTCAAAATAATGCTTATTTTTGTCGAAATCAGCATATACAACTCCCTCTCCACTAACCCAATCTCCATCGATGTCTCTTTCGTAAAACATTCCAGACGGAGTGGACGCTTTTATGTTTTTGATATATCTATCAGATAAAAAAGTGTTGTCATCTAAGCGGAATTTGTGTTCAAGGATATTGTCGTCTGGATTGAATATATAATCTTTCAGCAGCCAATGTTCTGGATTATCTGGATTGGTGTCTACCAATACCCTTGCTCCTTCTCCTGAGCATCTTGATATGATTTCCGCAAATACTTCCTTACGTGCTAACGATGCTTCGTTTATGTATGCACCGAAAGCGGTCATACCACGAATACCGCCAAGCCCAGCAATAGTACCAGTGAAAGCTTGTACTATCTTTACCCCGAAAAGTTTAAAGGATCCATGCCTGTCGAACTTAAACTCAATACCATACTTATTAGTAAGCTCCGTTAAAATGTTGTTTTGAATAGTCTTAGAAGAAACACCAGCCAAAATATACATAGGCTCATCAACACCAAGCCTAGTGGCAATCTTCTTAACTCTTCTAAGTTCCATAAGAAACAGATCATTATTAATAACAGTCTTACCTGACCTTTTAGCACCATGATTAATTAGAATGAACCAGTCCTTTTTATGAGTATCTTTTAAAACTTCAATTTGTTTCTTAGTGTAAAGCTCTTTAAGACTCATTTATATCGCCTTCAACTAAGTTAAGTAATTTATCAAGTTTATCTTCTTTATTTTCCACGCTTGATAAAGCTTCAATCTCAGCTTTTGTTTTAGTAATTTGAACCTTTATTTTTTCATTTTCAAGTGGAGAACCTAAGAACTTAACGAGAACCTCTAAAGCCTTAATTGATTCTTCAATTGATGGCTGAAATTCTGCAGTAGTTTCTTTTGTAATTTCACCTGTCAAATGATCATATACTTTGGTATAAGATTTTTGCTTTTCACGTCTTGCTATAGATGATAAAGTCATAATAATTTCACTTTGATTCATCTTAGCTTTTTCTAAAAGTTCATCTGTTCTATCTGCTATATATCTTGAAACCTTAGCATTTCTAAGCAGTCTAGCACCGTTTGTTGCTGCCACCGTTTCTTTTTTACAACTCTGATATGCAAACAAATACGCTTGTGTTGCGTTACCTTTATTCTTAATATACTCATCAGCGAAAGCACGCTGATTAGAAGTAAGCCCATATTTATCTTTCGCCAATAAGTAATCACCTCTCTTTAAAATACGCACTAAAAAAGGACTACCCACAACTGGATAATCCTAATTTAAAATATTTTATTATCTGCTTAACTTATATAAAGCATATTGATTCAAACTAATTCCCTCTTTTTCCGCTTGAATTGACAAAAGCTTATGAAGTGATTTTGGCAGTCTCAAAGTAAACTTACCAGAGAAATCATCATCACTAATAGGTTCAGGAATTTTTTCATTATTTTTTCTTCTAACATCAATACTCAATTCTAGAACCTCTTGCATTCTCTCATCAAGCTCTTCTTTCGTTCTTGCATAAGTTTCAGCTTCAGGTATCTCTAGAAAACTACCAACATACAAATCGCCGTCTTCATCTTGAATCTTTTTTATAATTTCAGTATACCCTAAATCCAAAACTTTTTCCTCCTTTAACTTCATATTTTTCCTCCTTTTTTTATATAACCCTTTTAGAGATGTTTACATTTGCAATAAGATAATATATAATCTTATTGATAGCAAGGTTTAACCCTCACTATCAATAATTTCTAAGATTTGATTTACAATGTACCTATCAGCTGGATTCTCTTGAACTACAGTGATAGGTCTTTTTGTTTTATGTCTATATTGTTTGTGTGAACCCTTTTGTCCACTTACATAATAGCCATAATATTTAAGTACCTTATCAAGTTCTTGAGGTCTTAAGCCATTTGGTTGCAATCTCATTTTCTTTATTATCTTATCAATTTGCAATTGCTCTCATCTCCTTTCTTGATTATATGATACCATATGTGATACCACTTGTCAAGTGTTTATATTATTTTTCCCACCAAAAAAGCCGATACAACAGATATCAGCTTTAAGGTTAAATATTTTAAAAGGAGGTGAAATTAACAATTGTAGTTATATTTGAATCTTCTTTTACCAATACTATTGTAGCACGGCAAAATCGCCCTAATCGCCCAATTTTTTATTTAAATATTTATCGTGAATCTTTCTTGAATAACTTTCATGACAACTCCCAAGTTGCATACTAATATACCCCCAACTCTTACAATCGAAGTATCTCATTTCGAATATCATCCTAACTTGTGAATCGTCAATATTATCAATAAACTTCTCAATCTCACATTTTAAAGTATACGCTTCGGATTCCCTACTTCTAAGCCTCTTTAGTTCTTTACTAGGAATTATAGGTATTCCTGAGATACTAAAACTTCTTTCAGAATATGGATATTTACAACTAGATCCAGTTACAGAATCCTTTACAATGCTCTTATGCTCAAGTCTTTTTATTTTTTCTGTTAAATATTTAATCTCTTTTTTTAAAGAATTGTACTGATTTAAAGTCTGTCTATCCAATTCCTATCACCTCAAAACTTAATATAGTCGTCTACATTTAATCCAGTTTCTTCTTTAATTGCTGCTATCATATCGTCAAAACTAACGTACTCTTTTTTCAAGCACTCAACCTGTTCAGCAAACTCATAAATAAAATCTTGTAATCTCTTTTTCCCAAATCCCCATTTATCGTGTAGCACAATAAGTGGCACATACGCTATAACTCTCAATGCTTTATCTGTAACATCGTCTCTTATTTCTTCTCTAAATTTGTCAATTCCTTTGTTTATTTCAGCGTGCAGTTGTTCTTGTGTGAATGTATAAGTTGCTACTTTTTTCTTTATTCCTGCTTTACGTCTTTGCGCTCTGTTCATTTCAAATCAGCCTCTTTTACAAAAACACCATCAATCATCTTTCCCTTCCTGCTGCTAATTTCATCGTATGCTAACTGAACACATTCACTCAAAATCGTATTATATTCAATCGCAATTAATTCTAGTAACTTTACTAATTTTGCAACATAAAAATAATCGTAAGGCTCATCACAAACACTAAGATTGACCATCTCAATAGAGACTTTTTCCAATATTTTTTCTTTATTTCTGAATTTTCCACCATCATATATATACTTCGTGCAAACCTTAGTGCTATTTAACATACAACCAATAACCAACGTAACATAAACATCGCCAATACTATCTTTAATCAAGTCAATATCATTCTTGCAAATACCTTTTACAAGTTCACTCATTTCCTCGATTGTCTTTATCGCTTGACCTTGAATAGTCCCTTTCTTGTCTATCTCACGTTCCACAGCCCACTCAACTATTTTTGTATTTAACTCATCAATTTTCATTTTCTAATCCCTCTATTTCGTAGTTCATCATATTTCTTTTGAATTTCTTCTAATTCTTCTGCTGCCATTTCTATTTCATTATTAATATAAATTGCTTCGTATTCTTTTGCATTTTTAGCTTCTTCTTTTAGTTTTTCGATGTGATCTGGTAGTAATTTACAAGACCAATAATAGGCATATCTATCAATTTGTATTTTCTTCATCTTATCTCCCTAAAATCATATTGATTGTCGTATTTTTTTAAAAACAACTTCTTTTTCAACTTGTACACATCAGTCATAACACCTTTTACATCTTCAACAATTTTCTTTTCATCCTTATCTACATACATAAAATCCGCCACATACTCAATCTTACGATGTGTAGTTCCCGTCTTGTCCTTAAATTTATCTTGTAAAAGGAATCTAGGTTGCAATTCCAGATTCCTTATTTCTTTTGCTTTTTCAAGTAATTTTAATTCGCAATACCTGTCCGCTTCTCGTATACTGTCAAATTCAATTCCATCAACTACGGTCTTTTTCGCATTATATTTATTTCGTCTCGCCATTTTTCGCATCTTCCCTTTTCATTTTCTCAATAAAACTATTTAGAACTTTGTTGTTTAAGTTTCTTGATTCCTCAGATAATTCATCGTCCTGCTTTGGTCTATAATATGTTTGTTTCTTCCCATAATTGTTTCTTGGTTTATTCGTTCCTGCTTTCTTTTTCTTCAAAATCCCATTGATATATGCCAAAGTCCTGATATTATTCTGTTCTGCAATCTGTATCGCCTCTTTTACCCACTGAAAGCTATACATCTCCATGTAATCTCTCAACATATTAGCACTATATGGAGATATTAAACCAAAACCACAATCTTCGTATAGTTTTATTAGCTCCGCCAACTTTGGATCATCCAAATTCAATTCTGATTGACCAACACCGTTATTATTTACATTATTAACATTATTTACATTATTAACATTATTGTTTATGTGTTTCTGTTGTGTTTCTGTTATGTTTCTGTTATGTTTCTGTTGTGTTTCTGTTATGTTTCTGTTATGTTTCTGTTGTGTTTCTGTTATGTTTTTACTGATGTCCTCACCTTGATATTTGTCGTAATTTACAATGGTTATAGCTGTCGCTTTTCGTGGTGCTATTTTGAACAAAATCTTTTCATCTTCTTGTAAATTTTTTAAAAATTTTTTTACTTTAGTGTTCGACCATCCCCACCTATCACACAACTTTTGTATAGATGTTATACATGAACCTCTTGTAACAGTTTTCGGATTTCCATCAAAAATAATTGTGTTATCATCGTGATTCACCATCATTATCAAATCAATCCAAGCTTGTCCTCTTGAAAAAGGCTTATCATTCCATACCCAATCATCCTGTATTTTTCTGTGTATGCTAATCCAACCATAAGCCATTTGACCACTTCCTAAAATGGCAATTCATTGTTCGATGTTGGTGTTGCTTGATTAAATCCGTAGTCCTGAGCCGTGTTTTCTTGATTAGAATTATTATCTTTATTTGATTCAACAAAATCAAAACTATCTACAACAACATCTGTCGTATAAACTCTTTGTCCTTGTTGATTTTCATAAGATCCAGTTTGAATATGACCTGTAATCGCAATTCTATTTCCTTTGTGGAAATATTGTCCAATAACTTCTGCAGTTCTTCCAAAAGCAACGCAATTGATAAAATCCGCAGTTGGTTGATTGTTGTTTTCAGCTTCCATTCTTTTTTCTTTAGATAATCTTCTATCTACAGCAACACTAAATCTAGCGTTTGCTAATTGAGTATTCGCCGTATATCTCACTTCTGGGTCTCTTGTCAATCTGCCCATCAAACTTACACTGTTCATCTGCTCCTCCTAACATACTTCTACTGGTACACCTAATTTCTTTTCTATATTATCTCTTATCAATTTCTCATCGCTATTACCATCACTAAGGTGTAATATATACACTTTCTTTAATTTGCTCATTCTGACACTATCTAAGGCTTCTAGAACAGTTTCCAAGCTCATATGATTTTTCACAATTCTATTTCTCAGACTAACATTGATTTCATTTTCGTCTACACGCTCATCTATTAGCTTTTTAACGTAGTTGCACTCAATCATTAGTACATTTATATCCTCAGGTATTTTATACGCCATAAATGCCGTGTCAGTTACGAATAACAAGCTTTCTTTTGTCTTTATATCCTCGATGTAATACATTACAGGTTCTCTTACATCGTGTATAGCTCTTAACGGCTGTATCAAAATGTTACTTACATATGTTGTCTTATATTTTGTCTCAGCCCAATTTTTGAATACCTTTAATCTATGACCACTAACTCCCAAAGCCTCTGCAGTTCCTTTTGTCATATAGCAATCAATTCCTGCTTTCAATAAATCCTTAACTGCCTTGGCGTGATCCATATGCTCATGCGTTACTAAACAAAAATCTATATCAGACACTTTATAATTCAACGCTTTTTGTATCTTCTTAAAAGGTAGTCCACATTCAAGTAATATCTTTGTATTGTTTATATTGACCTGGTAGCAGTTTCCACTACTACCCGACCCAATCGTCTTAATATCAATCATTTCACGCTCCTAAAATGGTGCTTGATTATTGTTTGTTTCTTCAATCTCAGCTTCGATTATTTCTCCTGTTTCTACGTCTACATTTTCAGGAATTTCTTCAATTTCAACTACTTCCTTGTTTGCAAATTCTTTCTTTTCTTCTTCCAGCTCTCTATCCGTATCTTCAACCGATTTGTTCATAAATTCTGCAATCTTATCGCTGTCATCACTGGTAGATACGTAATATTTACAAGCTCTATTTATAACAGTTTTTATAGCCATTTGGTCAGGGAAGTTTTTATGTGCTCCGCTATTTCCTTTCATACTTCCTTGTTCCCAAGCTTTATGAATCTGATTAATATCCATATATTCAGTGTGTAAAATCTCATTATCTCCAAGTATTAAAGCAAACGCTCCAATCAAATTTTTACTGTCTCGATTAAGACCTGGACAAAACTCCAATATTTTTTGTTTTCCAGTGAGAATGTCAAATCCCAACTCAAACTTGTCATCTTTGTAGACCGCATATCCTTTAACATCTTTTACGCCTTTAATTCTCTTAGTTAAAGCTATAGTCCCTAAATAGCCCCTTTCCATCGTCAATTTGTTTCCGTAGGCTATAAAATAACATTGATCCTTGCTTGGATTAAGTCCTTGTGTCGCCATATCAAGTAAACTATTTGCAATACTTTCTTGCGTACAAGCTTGTAGTACTGGTTTTTTGCCACTAGTTTGTGTCTCTTGTAAAATCAAATACGCACTCTTTAACGCATTACCTACGCTGTAGTTATTAGGAAGTTCAATGCTCCCACTGTTTTGCATTTCAGCTATTCTCTTTTGTACGCTATCTACAATTGTTTTTTCTTGTTTTGCTAATTCATTACTCATTTTTTATTCTCCTTTTACAATTAATTCTTTATCATCTGATACAAACAACTTCACGATTTGTCCGTCTGTATCTATTATTTTGTTTACACTTTCTGCATTATCTACAAAGATTGGAACACTTGCATCTAATTTCTTTGATATCGTGTTTATAATGTCCAATCCTGCGTTGATTTTTCCTGCGTTATTTACATCTGAATAAGGTACTCCGTTGACTGTTGCTTCGCACGTCTCAACAATTCCGCCATTTACTTGTGTATCAAATAGTTTGAACTTAACATCTTTAAACATTTCATTGATTTTGTCTTGTACTAAATCTGTATATATCTTGATGTATTCTTCTGTCAAATACACAATTCTTTGATTATTTTCGTATTCTTTTGCTAAGTCTTTTTCCGTTTTTTCATATAGCTTAACTTTTTTGTCGATTTCTGCATTGAGATCCTTTTTAGCAAGTTTTTGTATCATCTGTTCCAGGTCTCTTTTGTAGTTTTCTTTCAAATCTTTTAGTCTTGAATTATCAACACTTGCAATAGATTTTAATTCTTCTTTTATTTTTTCTATAGCTTGTTCGTGTTCCTTGTAATCATCTGGAAGTTGTTTGATTTCAGGCTCTTTTCTAGTTTCTGTAAACTCTCCTAGTAAGTCCAAATGTTGCCTATCACCTAATATTGTGGCGTTTATCTTATCAATTTCTTTTTTTATCCTTGTTATATCGTCTTCAGCTGCGTTGATATTTATTTTTATGCTATTGGCTTGTCTTTCTATTTCTGCTAATTTTTCAGCCTTGTTTTTATTGAAATTAGCTATAATTTCACTTTTTTTATCCTCATCAAATTCTTTTCCACAAATCGGACAATTTAACGATTCATTGAATTCTTTACTATTTTCTTCAATCCATCTATTTCTTGATGCGTTCAAGTTTTCATTGTTTTTATCGATTGACTGTTGATATATTTCCAAGGTTTGTTCATTAAACTTCTTGTCTTTTTCGTTGTTTTCGATTTCTTTTTCTAGTCTTTCTTTTGTATCGTAGAAAGCTTGTTTCTTCTTTTCGTATTCTGCATTTACTCTTGATACTTCTTGATTATTGAAATTATCAACTTCTGCTTTTATGTCACGCATCTTGTTGATATGTTCTTGTATTTCTGTGTTCTTTTTCGTGATAATATCAACGCTATCATTTGAATTTGATAGTGTATCGTCTATTTCTTTGATTTTTTCTTCTGTTTCTTTTTTTATCACTTCAAGCGATTCAAAATCTATGTCTGACTTGCTTTTTATTAGCTCATCAATTCTTACTGGAATGTCTTCCAGATCGTCGTTAATCTTCTTCATACTTGATTTCGCCATCGCTTTCAACTCATCTATCGTGTAGTTATCCAAATCAAGCTCTTTTAAATCCTTATTTGCTTTTAAAATCTCATCTTTGTCAACATCATCAATCAATGATAAAAGCATTGTTCTACGCTCTTTTTTATCTAAAATCGCATTGAAATACACAGGATTTGATAATAAATTGAACGATTTTTCATCAATCAGACTGCCCACTCTTGCGTTGTAATCTGATTTTTTAATCGGTACAGAATTTATATAATAATCTGTCGTGTTTCCTGTGAATGTTTCTTGTGTACTACCTCTTTTCTTACTCCAGATTTCTTTATACACTTTCATCAGCTCGATTTGTTGTCCGTCTGCTTCTATAATTCCAGTAACCTTACACTCAACATTATGAATAACGTCTCCATTTTCGTTTATAGGCTTGATGTTGAAGTCTTTTCGATTGCTGCTATCCTTGTCCCATAATAACCAACTGTACGCATCAAATACAGTTGTTTTTCCCGTTCCATTTCTGCCGCTTATATGTGTCGTCTTGGCGAAATCAATCACCAAATTTTTAATACCTTTAAAGTTTTCTATTTTTAGTTCAATTAATTTTATTTTCATATTTTGTCCTTTCGTGATATAATCACATTGAATAATATTTTTTCTTGTCGGCTGTATTTGTGGTTATCTACAGTCGATTTTTCTTTTATAACTTTTTTAAATTAGTTCCTCTATAAAAACCTTGTACTCCAACTTCTTTTTCAAAATCTACCACCAATAAATGTTTAAAATACGCGTCTAGTTCTTCCTTTAGCTTGTATAGTGAGTTATCATAAAAAGTTCTCATACATTCATTGGTTATTTCAAAATCAATAGTCGCTCTAAATTTCATCTTTTCACTCCTCTACATTTCATCTATTTGTTTAGCTAAACTAATAGCTATATTCAGACTATTTTTGTTTCTCATTCTTTGCCAACAGCCATTATTTCTCGACCACTTGAATCCTTTTCTTTTTAATAGTGATCTCACATCTTCATCAGGCTTATATCCAAAATGCATTTCTACACGATTTGTTTTATCATTTGAAATGACCGTACAATTATCAAATTCTATTTCTTCATAATTCATTTCATCTAGTTCTTTTAGCTGTTCTAGTCTTTTTTCTGTCGACTTAATCATCGCGTTTAAATTGCTAAGAATATATGAAGGTGCAGG